ACCTTCGAACAGACTCAGGTAGTGCCTGAGACAGATGCCCTGTTCTTCTCCCGTGTGGCACAGGTGGCACAGAAGACAGAGGGATATCACAGCCAGACCGCTATTTCTGCTTATACTAAGGCAAAGGTATTCGGAATGCTGAAGGACATCCTTGCGAAAGGAAAGTTGAGACGGTATAAGGCAAACGGCAGCCTGCTTATGTATGTGGCCAGCCCTATTATGGATGCACTGGAGCAGTCTACAGAATTTACCCGTAAGATTGAACTTACGCAGATCGCTGAGGGCGGTATTGGTATCGAGACCAGAGTAACGGAAATTGATGGCGTTCCCATCATGGAGGTTATTGATGATGAGCGTTTCTATGATGCTTTCGACTGGGAGCCTGCTGAGGGTGGATTTGCTCCTCTGAAAAAAGTTGCAGCAGACAGCACGCATAATATCGAAGCGGTAACCGGAGCTCATAAGATCAATGTACTGGTGGCATGCGGACAGACCTGTAAGACGGTTCCCAAGATCGCTTCTATCTATTATTTCAATCCCGGAACACATACCGAAGGAGACGGATACCTGTACCAGAACAGATCTCTGTCTGACACTTTTGTATTCCCGAATGGTCGTGACGGTAAAGTGGATAGCGTCTATGTAGATGTGGATACCACGGAGTACACCGGGGAGTAAGGAGGGCATATGTCCTATAAACCTTATGTAAGAAAAGAAGAGTACACAGAGATCTATAATGGCAGCGTGATTCCTGACGAAGAGCTTGAAAAGGCACTCCGTCAGGCATGCCGACATATTGACAGCCTGACATTTAACCGGATTGTGGCTGCAGGATTCGATCATCTGACAGCTTTTCAACAGGAGACGATAAAAGAAGTTGTCTGCCTGCAGGCAGATTTCGAATATGAGAATGCAGATGAAATCAATACGATTTTATCCAGCTATAGCATAAATGGAGTATCCGCACAGTTCGGAAGTTCCTGGAATGTTTTCATGGAAAAAGGTATTGCCATGAAGCGGGATGTCTATTCGTTGCTGATGCAGACGGGTCTGTGTTGCAGAATTGCGAGGTGATTCCATGAAATATCCGTGTCTGGTGCCCAAAAGATTATGCAAGACAGATATCTCCGTTGCGATAGATCAGGAAGGACTGAACAAATACGGGGAGCCATTGAAGCCGGTGGAATATTCTGGAAAATGTAACTATCAGGATAAAGCCAAGACTGTGCTGACATCGGAGAAGAAACTCATAGAGATTACAGGGACAGCATTGTTTCCCGGAGATATATGCCCGGAGCTTACGGTCATATCAGGAGGCAGTGCGGTGATATTCGGTGCAAAACGCAGGATTCTTGAGGGCCGTAAGGCGAGAAACCCGGATGGAACAGTCAACTATACGGAGGTGCTGCTGATATGATCAGTGTAAATTCTACAGTAAAACTGAATTTTCCGAAGATTCAACAGCTCACAAGAGCACAGGTGGTGGCTTTAGAGCAGACCGCTGAGGCGTTGCATACCAATGTAGTGCAGGCACAGGTGTTCCCAAGGGATACCGGCAATCTGCAAAACGAGAGCACTTTTGTTGATTATTCGGAGAGCAGCCAGGGAAAAGTCAGTATCATATCCAGCACACCCTATGCAAGACGGCTTTATTTCCACCCGGAATATCATTTCCAGAAGACGGAGAACCCGAATGCAAGAGGCGAATGGTATGAGGACTGGATCTCTGGGAAAAAATCAGAGTACTGCCAGAAAGCATACAAACAAATATACAGGAGGATTGCCGGATTATGATGTTATCGGATGTGCGGGATTATGTGGAATCCCTTGAACTGGCAGACCATGTATATATGGGAAGCCTGCCGGACAAGCAGGAGAAGTCCATCGGTGTTTATAACAGCAAACATCAGCAGGAGTATAAGACAGCATTAGGAGGACCACAGCTTGCATCTTACGGGACAAAATATGTCACCCTGTTGATTCACTGGAATAATTCGCCGAGAGAATCAGAAAAGGCAGCCATGACAGCATTTGATGCGGTGAAGGCTGCAAGAAATGTAACGGTCAACGATCAGTTGATAAAATTTATACAGCCTCTTTATGAACCACAGGATGTCGGAAAAGATGATGCCGGTATCTGCGAATGGGTCATAGAGATGGCTGTTATTTATGAGAAAGGAAAAGGTGAAAAAGAATGAGCACACCTATTACAGGAGTATATCCATGCTATGAAAACCAGTTCCAGATCAATGCGGCAGCAAGCGGTGTAGAAAAGAAAATGGTTGATATTGCGGACTGCGAGACATTCAGTGTATCTTTCGATAATGGAGTAGAGGAATGGCATCCGTTTACAGAAAAAGGATGGGTGAGACGCCTGCTTACCAGTAAGGGAGTTACCATATCCGTAACTGCAAAACGTAACGTAGGAGATGCCGGTAATGATGCTGTAGCAGCACTTGCGTGGGTAAACGGCCGCTCTGCAGAGAAAGATGTCCAGTGGACATTCCCCGACGGAACCGTGGTGCTGTTTGCCGGAGCAGTCGTGAACGTAAAGAACATTGGAGCAGGAGACTCTACAGCTGTGGCACCGTTGGAATTCGATATTATGAGCAATGGAAAACCTGAGATTACTCCCGCAGCATAAAAACAGGAGGCTATTATGGCAAAGAAAATCGTAGATATTACAGAAAAGCTGAGTTTTGACGAGAACCCGGTATTGAAGATTAAGGATGTTACCGTAGAAGTAAATTCCGATGCAGCCACTGTGCTGAAGATCATGGGTATTTTTTCGAAGGGTACATCAGCTAAAGAAGTGTTGGCGGTATATGAACTGATTTTTAATGAGAAGGATCGGAAAAAGATCGATAAACTGAATCTCCAGTTCAAGGATTTCCAGACAATCATCATGGCAGCAGTAGACATGATCACGGGAGACGAAGAGCCGGGAGAGCAGTGACCCGTACTATGATCTGATCGGAGATTACAGTCTGATCGTATCATCCTTCCAGGCGCAGTACGGGATTCGGCTGTCAAAAGAAATTGATACCATGAAGTGGGATGAGTTTAGGGATCTTCTTATTGGAATCGGACCGGAGACACCGCTGGGACGGATCGTAGCAATCAGGGCCGAGGAGGATAAGGATATTTTAGACCATTTTACTCCGGAACAACACAGAATCAGGAATGAATGGCGTGCAAACAGAGCAAAAAAGGTAGCACCTGATAATATGGCAGCAGTACTTGATCAACTGAAGAATGCGTTCATTTCTCTGGCAGGGGGCGATATACATTGAAAAAGTAGATAAGAAAAAAGTAGTGTGTCCTTACTGTGGGCATCCGGTGAATGCAATGCAGACGGAAGATGCACATTGCAGGGGAATTTATTTCCGATGTAAAAATAAGGACTGTAAAAAGATTTTTGAGTTGAAGTTATAAGACGCTGTGCCGATGTGCCTGTCTTAGAAGGCAGGCTGGTTATGAGTGAAGCTACAAGCGTTGGACAGATCGGATTAGATCTGGTCGTAAATAAAAAGGACTTTAATAAGCAGATGAGCGGCATCCAGAGCCTGGCTACGAAAGTAGGTAAGAAACTGGCTGCCGCTTTTGCTGTAAAAAAGCTCGTAGATTTCAGTGAGAAGTGTATCGAACTGGGATCAGATCTGAGTGAAGTGCAAAATGTTGTGGATGTAACATTCCCGGCAATGTCGAAGCAGGTAGATAAATTTGCGCAGAATGCCGCAACTGCATTTGGACTGTCCGAGACGATGGCCAAGAGGTACACAGGAACCTTCGGTGCAATGGCCAAGGCTTTCGGATTCAGCGAGAAGCAGGCATACAATATGTCTACCACTCTGACAGGACTGGCGGGAGATGTGGCATCTTTTTATAACATATCTCAGGACGAAGCATATACAAAGCTGAAATCGGTATTCACTGGAGAAACAGAGAGCCTGAAAGATCTTGGTGTCGTCATGACACAGACGGCACTGGATGCCTACGCTATGGCCAACGGCTACGGGAAGACCACTGCGGCTATGTCGGAGGCAGAAAAGGTAGCCCTACGGTATTCCTTTGTTCAGAGTAAACTGGCGACGGCATCTGGGGACTTTATGCGGACTTCTGATGGCTGGGCCAATCAGGTCAGAATCCTGAAGCTGCAGACTGAGTCTTTTATGGCGGCAATCGGTCAGGGGCTAATCAATGTCCTGACACCAGCTATCAAGGTTATCAATACCCTGATGGGGAAATTGGTACAGCTGGCGAATGTATTTAAAGCGTTTACAGATAAATTTGCCGGAAAGAAAGGTAATGATGTAGCCACAGGGATGGCGGCCGCGGAGGATGCGTCTGCCGGGATCAGTGATAATATTAATGCCGCAGGAAAAGCAGCTAAAAAGTTAGGCGGATTACTTCAGTCGGATGAACTGGATTTACTCTCCCAAAAGACAGATTCCTCTTCGGCATCCGGAGGATCTGCAGGAATAGATATCGCTGGTTTGCAGACTTCCACGCAGGAGGCTGAAGCCAGTGCGGATAAAATTTCGAAAAAACTCTCTGACGCATTCAAGATTCCCGGTGTCAAAAATTTTGCAGATCAGTTCAACAATGGTCTGAAAAAGATTGATTTCGGAAATCTGAAGGATAATTTTTCAAGAATCATGGCTCAGATGGATCCATTGGCCAAAACTACAGTCAGAAACATTGAGACAATCATGGATCCGCTGGGAGGATATCTCGGAAACAGAATCGGAAATAAGATTGCTGTTACAGCCAAAGCGGTAGACCTGGGGCTGGATGGAATTGCAAGCTATCTGGAGCGCAACAGGAAAAAGATAGAATCCTGGAGCAGTGATGTAAGCCAGTCTATTGCGAACGGATTTACTAATCTTACGGATATCAATGAGCAGATATACAATAATCTGCTCGGGGCACTGGATAAAGCAGGACCTGATATTGTAAACGGAATCAATGATATTCTGACAGGCTGTACTGGATTTGGAATGTCACTGGGAACAATCTTCGCAGAAGGGTTTGAAATTTCCACAGAACACACATCCCAGTGGATGAAAGACAATCAGGAACTGATAGAAGGTACGCTCACGGATCTGTTTGATTTCGGTGTAGAATGTGCTTCGCTGGTAGGAGAGATTGTGGGAGGACTTGGTAGTTCTCTTACGGACTGGTGGGAGTCTCAGGGAAGCAGTACTTTTGGAAATATTGTAGATGCCTGGAATGATATCAAGAAAACGGTTTTAGAACTGTGGAATGATATTGCGATGCCGGTACTGAATCATGCCAAGGAAGCGTTACAGGAACTATGGGAAGAAAATCTCAGACCACTATGGGACAACATTCTTGATCTGATCAGCTCAGTAGGTGATTTCCTTGCAGCCGCGTGGAGTACCGTAATCAAACCAATTATCGGGTATCTGGCACCGACAATCAAGCAGGTGGCAGACATTGTGATAAACATCATGAGTACCGTATTCGCAACCGTGTCAGACATTATATCTGGAGCCATGAAAATACTGGGAGGACTGTTGGACTTCCTCACCGGAGTGTTTACAGGCAACTGGAAAAAGGCATGGGAAGGCTTGCTGAAAATACTGGACGGCATTTGGCAGCAAATCTGGGGAGTGATTAAGGGAGCATGCAACCTGATCATTGACGGTGTGAATGCCATGATTTCACTGATATATTCTACACTGCGCAATGTGGTAAATGGAATCGGAAGCGTTGCAAAGAAGGCAGGAGATCTGGTTGGAAAAGACTGGGGCTTCGAAATGCCGAGTGATCCACCGCAGATACCTAAATTGTGGAATGGTGGATATGTCAAGGCTAATACGCCACAGCTTGCTATGATCGGTGATAATAGGCATCAGGGAGAAATTGTATCACCGGAAGATAAGTTACAGAAAATGGCATTAAGCGCAGCACAGGCAGCAGCGGGATCGGGAGGATCCATATCTGCGGAAAAGCTGGATAAGATCATTACATTGCTGGAGACTATCATCAGAATATTGGCGTCAGGCAATACGATAGAAATCAATGGCGTAAAATTTGCGGAACTACTGAAAAAGATAAACAGGGAGTACTTTAAGGCAACTGGAAATTACCTGTTGCTGGATGTATAAGGAGACAGCAGGATGGCATTTCAGGCATGGTTATTAAAAGTGGGAGATACTGATATTTCAAAGTATGTAGATATTGAGACCTATAAGGTGAGTCCGGATCAGCGTGCAGATCTGGACTCTGACAGAAATGGTTTGAATATTTTATACCGGGAAGTTGCAGATCATTATACAACAAAAATTGAGTTCAATACGATTCCACTGGAAGCATGGGAAATGACAGAATTTCTACAAGCAATGGAAAAAGCGTACATAAAGGAGAAGGAAAGAAAGGTTATTGTAACTTATTTCGATGTAAATACCGGAGGATATAAATCGGGAGAAATGTATGTACCAAATTATACAGTAGAGACAAAAAGTTGGAATGGCATGGAATTATGGTATAAGCCATTACGTGTTGCGTTCCAGGAGTATTAAGAGGGAGAGGAAATGATAGATTATAAATATAAAGATTTTTATAATGACACATCTGTCTCCAAAAAAATGCAGATTGAATGTAGTGATGGAAGTGTGCTGAATGAGGAGGACTGGAAAGGTGAAAGCGCAGAACTCACAGAGAGACTATGCTCAGAGAGTGAAATAAGTTTTGGCAGATGTGAGGCGAGTACTTTCAAATTGAGGGTCAGGGAACGGGTAGTACCTCTTGCAGGGAAAAAGATATCAGTATCAGTAACATTGGAAGGAGTCGATGAGGCTCCTTTTATGATGGGAGTTTATAAAGTGGATTCTGATGTACCTACGGCAGATAGAAGATATCGGGATATCGTGGCCTATGATGCCATGTACGACCTCCTGAATGCTGAGGTGTCCGGGTGGTATAACAGCCTAACTTTTCCGATGACGCTCCGACAATTTAGAACTGCTTTTTGTGCTTATGTCGGGGTGGAACAGGAAGAAATCACGTTGATTAACGATGATATGGTGGTAGAAAAAACTATCGATCCGGGAGAGCTCCCGGGGAAAACGGTTATTGAATCCATCTGCGAGATTAACGGATGTTTTGGGCACATCGGTAGAAATGGAAAACTGCAGTATGTGGTGCTGGAACAGATGATCGAGGGTCTGTACCCCGCAGATGATCTGTATCCGGCAGATGACCTTTACCCTGCGAATCCGGTGGGGACCACGGAGGTATCCAAAAGTAATTACATCTCCTGCCAGTATGAGGACTTTGTTTGTCAGCATATTACTAAGCTGCAGATCCGCCAGGAAGAAAATGATATCGGGGCAATCTCCGGTACCGGGAATAACGGTTATATTATCGAGGATAATTTTTTAGTATACGGCAAGTCTGCGACGGATTTGCAAACGATAGCTGACAGAGTCCTTAGGGTAATCGGTGTCGTATGGTACCGACCAGCACAGGTAGAAGCCCGAGGTAATCCCTGCTTGGAGGTAGGGGATGGCATCTTGTTGCACACGACTCGGGAGACCATTTATACCTATATCCTGCAGCGCACATTAAAAGGCATACAGGCACTTCGTGACAGCTATACGGCGGAGGGCGAGGAGTACAGGACCGGACAGGTTAATGGACTGCAGAAGCAGATTATCCAGTTAAAGGGAAAAACCAACACACTGACTAGGACGGTGGATGAAACTCGTCTGGAAATGAAAGATATCAACCAGAACCTGTCCACGCAGATCAGCATCAATGCACAGCAGATCCTTACCAAGGTATCCAAGGACAATATCGTTTCAGAGATCAATCAGACTGCGGAAAGCATCAAAATTAAGGCCGAGAGGATAGATCTGGTCGGTATCGTAAATGCAGATGAGATGGTAGTCAAGTATGCGACTATCGATACCCTGAATGTGACAAAACTGGAATTGAACAACCTGATTGCCACCAAGGCAACCATTGACTCTCTGAATGCCGTCAGTGGCCGCGTGGGGAGCTTGGAAGTAGATCATGTGACAGTCTCTGATCTGAATGGTGTAAGCGCCCGTTTGGGAACGGTAGAAGCCAACTATATCAGTGCCGGAACCGTAAAGGCTAATTACATGGAAGTAGCCAACTGGACATCCTCCGGTGTAATTAAAGCGGACAGAATCAGCGCTGCGACTATCGTAAATAAGCTATCAAGCGTTGATCTGGTCAGCGTAAGAGCAATGGGTGTCAGCGGGTACATGAATTATAAAGGTACAGTAGTTGCGTGGAGAACAAAAACCATTAGTGGGACTGTTATAACTTATTTGGGACCGGAGGATTAAGAATGAGCAATTTAGAAATCAGGGAATTTAGTCAGGCAATTATAAACTTTGTGGATAGTTCCGGGTTGCCGGAGGAGGTCAAGCGTATGGCTCTGCAGGAGGTGCTGACACGTCAGGAGCAGAAAGCCAGGGATGCATTACTGGCGGAGATTGCGGCTCGGGATGCCGAGGAGCAGGAGGTGAAGCAGGATGCAGAAAGCGTATGACTGGGAAGAGAACTATTGGGAGAATAAGCCATCGACCAAGACGCCAGTAAATAAAACCAACTTGGACAAGCTAAGTAATGCGACTCGCACTATTGATGAGCGTGTGATTACTCTGGACCTGACTAAGCTGTCAAAGATAGAAGCTAATGGGATGATCACGGGTATTACTCTTAATCAGGATACCGGAGATATTACGATTACGTATTATTCTGGTGCAAGTAGTGTTTTGCATACTCTGATGGCTCAGATTGCCATTAACTTCGGATACGATCCAGTTACTGAGCGGCTTATCATTTACTTAAAGGACGGAAGCGAACAGTACATAGATCTGTCTGCACTTATTACGCAGTTTGAATTTCTTGATTCGGACACCGTTTACTGGTCCATTGGAGATGATGGAGAAGTAAAGGCAGACATCAAGAACGGAAGCATTACTGCAGATAAACTGCAGCCGAACTATCTTGCAGACATCACAGTGCAGGCAGAAACAGCAACACAGCAGGCATCTGCGGCGGCATCATCTGCAGCACAGGCCAAGATAGATGCGGATCGAGCAGAATCGTATGCAAAAATCACTGAACCTAAGTTCTATCTGGATGAAACCACGATGAACCTTTATATGAAGGATGGCGCAGGAGTGGATTTTGTAGTAGTTGATAATGTTTTATATTGGAAGGTAGCATAAGGAGGACAATGACATGGCAGCACCGGAAGGTTACAATGCTCTCGGAAAAATCGGAATATCTTACAAAGGAGATTACGACTCCAATACCACATATGAGCGACTGGACGCGGTTGAACATAATGGCAGTACATATCTGGCTATCAAAGATGCTCCGGATGGAGCACCGAGGGATGATAAGCTCAACTGGATCTATTTGGCCAAGGGATTTAGTGGAGACATCGGAGACTCAGAAATCGCGTTTACTGAGGCGGAGAACCGCGAGAACATTAATACGGGCGAGAGCGTAAAGACGGTCTTTGGCAAGATTAAAAAGTTTTTTGCGGACTTGACCGCACCGGCATTTGCACAGATGATCACATCCAAGGATGATCTGCTGGCTACTAAGGCTACCGGCTATGTGCCGGATGCCAAGGCGGTAGCGGATGCCGTTAGTGAGGTAAATGGCAAGTTAAGTGGTTTGAAATTTGCATCAATATCAACATCTGTTACTCTGCTAGTGACAAATAGACAGTCATTATTAGGATCTTTATCTGACTTTGGATTACCAAGTAATGCTAACGTATTTGGCGTGTTCGTAAACTGTAATTGGGCTGTTAATGTGCGTCTTGCAATTAATGGTAATTTTTATGCATATCAAATTGCTACTGTAAGTAATGACGCAACATTTACCCTAAATTTTGTTGTAGCATATAAATAGCCTAATTTGCCAAGTATGAGAAACTGGCAGAATAATACCGTTCTGTCGAAAGATTTAATATTACTACGCCATTAGATTTACTAATATAAAGCATGTGATTATCGCCATTTGTACCACCTGCTGCATTTGCTCTAACATACGTAGTTTTAGGGTAATATGTCCTTGCAATACTGGCAATAATTAATGATCCGCTAGACTGCTCAGATGTAATTCGTACGCCTAACGTTACAAATACTCTGTTACCTATTTTTGAAATTGTATTGTCAGATTCCCATGATACACAATTGACTAAAGTCAAATCGGTGTCCTGGTTTAACTTGCCATTTAACGTAGTAGATCAGATGGTGGGCGCAGCCACAAGAGCGCCAGAAAGGAGCCCACATGGGTTACATAAAATTTAAAAATAAAAAGACCGTACAGCTGGTCGTAGTATCAGAGGAGAGTCCACATGTGATCCGGATCACCGGAGACAATCTCGTAGTAAATACCAATGGCTTCCGCCTCTATCTGGACGCAGACTGCAAATATCCGTTGGATAATGGCGAGTATGCGGCATACACAACTTTATTCCGCAAGGGTGACGGCTGGTATGAGCTGTCCGATGACGGATCCGTATATATTGAGCCGGTTGCACCAGTGCAACCTGAACCGACCGAAGAGGAGCTTGCAGAGCAGGCACGACAGCAGCAGATCAGTCAGTTGACAGCGCAGATTGATGACCTTAAGACCCGGATCGCTGCCAGCGACTATAAAGTCATCAAAACATACGAGTATACTCTTCTCGGTGAGCAGACCGAGTATGACATGGAGACTGTCCATGCAGAGAGACAGGCTCTCCGGGATCAGATCAACACCCTGGAGACCCAGCTTGCAGATCTGACCACAACTGCAGAGTAGGAGGTTGCCTATGAGAGTGAGAGACGGTCCTACCACAATTACATAGTAACTATTGAGCCGTGAGCCGATTACTTCCCTTCCGGGAGGTGACCGGCTTTTATAATTATAATGAGAAAGCGAGGTCTGTATTATGGACAAAGTAAAAGCAACTGTGATTGCAGCATTATCTGTGTTAATGAGTTGGTTGGGGATTCTGGCAATACCGGTATTATTACTGGTGGGATGTAACGTCATTGATTACATTACTGGACTGATGGCAGCGAAATTTCGACAGGACGGAAAAATCAGCAGCTATAAGAGCGTTAGAGGGATTACCAAAAAGGTATGTATGTGGATGCTGGTTATTGTTGGATCATTTATGGATATTTTAATCCAATACGCAGTAGAGGTTGCGGGACTGGGAATTACAATCCCTTTTGTGGTAGCCACTATAGTGGCGGTATGGTTAGTGGTAAATGAGATCATTAGTATCCTCGAAAATTTGGTGGACATCGGAGTTGATTTGCCTCCCTTCCTCATGCCGGTCGTGAAATATATTAAAAAGCAGGTAGAGGATAAAGCAAAGTTGGCAGAACAGGAGGAATAGAAGCCATGATGAAAGGTATTGACGTAGCAAAATGGAACGGGAACATCGACTGGAATAAGGTGAAGGCGGCAGGTGTAGAATTTACAGTCCTGAAGGTTATCAATAAGTCCAACAAGACCGAAGAGGCATTTATCAGGAACTATGCTGGAGCAACTGCACAGGGACTGCCCATTGATGTTTACAATTATCTGTACACCATAACAGAAGCGGCAGCGAGGGCAGCGGCCAAAGCAGTGGTAAACACACTCGCCGGTAGAAAGGTCGGCAAGGTGTGGGCGGATGCTGAGGATACCTGTCTCAAAAACAAAGGTATCAAACTGATCAGAATTTTGAATGCCTATAAGGAAGTGATCGAGGCAGCAGGCTATGAGTTTGGGGTGTATACCGGATTGTCTTTCTACAACAGTTATATCAAGCCATATAAAGAATATATTGACTGTGATTTTTGGATTGCAAGGTATCCGTCTACGAAGGATATGACAATTGCTATGGATCCACCTGCATCCAAAAAACCGGCCATCTGTCATAATCTTTGGGGCTGGCAGCACTCTAGCCGTGGCAGAGTGCCTGGCATCGGCGGATATGTAGATCTGGATATCTGCTATACAATGGTGGGCAGTAATGGTACCGTGCAGTCCACTACGGCATATTATCCCAGATATACCGGTACATCCGGATCCATCGTGGCGGCACTTAATGCCATCGGAGTAAACTCCGGTTATGCCACTCGTAAGCTGATTGCGAAAGAAAATGGTATTACTGGCTATGTAGGATCTGCGAAGCAGAATACACAGATGTTGACACTGCTGAAAAATGGTAAGCTTAAAAGAATCTGATTAGAGGAGACGGAGAACATGAAGGTGTGTTCTCCGTCTTTTATAATCGTAAATGCTGCATCATAGCGAAATGTTGACAAATGTGTCAAAAAAATGTATATTGTATATACAGAAATGTATATACATCATTTTAATGTAAGACAAAAGAAATTTCACAATTTGTTCGCTTGTATGTTCTGTGAACATATAGTAGACTAAGGAATGCACCTTTTCAATTGTGGAGCGAAAGGAAAATGTGGAATGAAGACATTATTTACTGAGGCATTTGTTAAAGGTTTTGTTAGGGTGTTGGACTTAAGCGGTACGAAAGAATGGCCAGAAATATCAGATGGAATGCAGTCTGATTATGAGGCACTAAGGAAAGATTGGGAAAATGTCGGAGAAAACATCAGAAAATCCAAAAGAAACTGTAGTAGAGTCTGAAGAAACGCCAGTAGAGAACTCTAAGGAACTAAATCAGTTAGCAAATGATATTTCTAAGGAAATTAAGCACGTAGAGAATGAAGAAAATGCGACTGGCAATGTTGAAGAACATTTAGATAATTATGAAAAAGTAGCTACGGTTGTAACTAGGGTGATGGCAAGAGAATTTAGGGGACCTATTCCGGCTCCAGATATTTTGGCTGAATATGAAAATATTTCACCTGGATTTGCAGATAGGATTATTTCTATGGCTGAGCGACAGTCGCAACATCGTCAGGAAATTGAAAAAACTCAGGTAAAGGCAGAAAGCAGAGATAGCCTTTTAGGAGTTATATTCGCATTCTTGCTAGGAGGCGGTTCACTAACTGGATGTGTGTTAATGGTCTCTTGGGTTCCAAATTCTGCAGGAGCCATATGCGGAGCCGTTTTGGGCGTTACTGGAATTAGTGCAATCGTGGGGACATTTCTTAAGAACACACGAAAACAAAGTAGAAATGCGCAAAAGGAAAATTGAATATTGCAAATTATAGAAGAAATAGTAAGGCTTTTTAGTACTTACTATTTCTTTTTTTGAAGTCACACTTATAGGAAGGTCAAATTGCTAGTTATATAAAAAAGGGGTGAGGGCCTCTTTTTTAGTATAGTAGCTGTATTTCCATACACGGTGGTGCGAACCCGGGGGCCACATATAATGGAAGAAAGGAAAGCGAGGATGTTCTGGCGCTGACACTGGCGGTGGGGAGTATTTTGGAGGAAAATGGAGTGGATGTGTATTATACCAGAACCACGGATGTCTACGAGTCCCCGTACCAGAAAGCACAGGAGGGAAACGAGGTGGGAGGAGACTATTTTGTCTCGATCCATCGGAATTCCAGTCCTTATCCGAACCAGTACAGTGGCGTGGAGAGTCTGGTCTACAACCGCTACGGGGCGGCGGCCCGGATGGCGTACAATATCAATGCCAGACTGGAACAGGTGGGGTTCGTGAATCTGGGAGTAAACGAGCGGCCGAATCTAGTGGTGTTAAACAGCACGAATATGCCGGCGGTGCTGGTGGAGGTTGGATTTATCAATACGGATGCAGACAACGAACTCTTCGACAGCCGGTTCGATGAGATCGCCCGTGCCATTGCTGATGGAATTCTGGAGAGTGTTCAGACCACACTACATTCATAAAAGCGTCTGCTGCGCAGCCGGCGCCGCTTTGGCGGCTCACCTTTTATTTCATTTGCGTGGAGCTCCGCTCATAGAATACCACAAACGAGACTTAGAATGCGAGCATCCTAAGTCTTGTCTGCGGCATCCTATGGCTGAACTTTTTACCTAAACCTTACAAATATCTTACCGTACTGCGATATTATGTGAATTTCCTTCATGCTAGTATGTCCTTGTAATCAAGAAAAAGAAAAAACAAACAACATGGAGGAACATTATTATGAGAGTAAGACACAGTAAAGGATTAGCTCTGGTAGGAGCATGTATTTTATTTGCCATGAGTCTGGCAGCCTGCGGCAACAGTGACACTGCAGCAGATGCAGCAAACACAGCATCTTCCGCAGAAGTAAGCAGCGTTGCAGAGAGCACCGTAGCAGAGAGCAGCGTAGCTGCACCCGCTGAGACCACCACAGATCTGTCCGGCAGCATTTCCATGGTAGGAAGTACTTCTATGGAGAAATTAGCCAATGCACTGAGCGAAGCTTTCATGGAAGAATATCCTGATGTAACCGTAACCGCTGAGTTCGTGGGATCCGGCGCGGGCATCGAAGCTGTAACCAATGGAACCGTAGATATCGGTAACTCTTCCAGAAGCTTAAAGGATGAGGAAAAGGCAGCAGGCGTTGTAGAGAACGTAGTAGCTATTGATGGTATTGCAGTATGTGTAGACCCTGCTAACGAAGTAGCAGATCTGACCAAAGAGCAGTTGACCAACATTTACAATGGCACAGTTACCAACTGGAAAGAAGTTGGCGGTGCAGATGAGCCTATCATCGTGATCGGTCGTGAGGCAGGTTCCGGTACCAGAGGCGCTTTCGAAGAGCTGGTTGATCTGGTAGACGGCTGCAAATATGCAAACGAACTGGACAGCACCGGTGCAGTAATCGCAAAAGTAGCATCTACGCCCGGAGCTATCGGATATGCTTCCCTAGATGCTTTGGATGACAGCGTTAAGGCACTTTCTCTGGAAGGTGTAGAGGCTACCGCAGAAAACATCAAGGCCGGCAACTACTTCTTAAGCAGACCCTTCGTAATGGCTACTAAGGGTGAGATCTCCGAGCAGAACGATCTGGTACA